AGCACCCGCCGCGATCCTGCCATCGCAACCGGACACCCCGCTCGATGAATAAGGCGGGATACAGGATACGGGATACAGGATGCAAAGGCAGAGCGCCGGTTTTGCATCCCGAATCCCGTATCCCGATTCCTGTTTTTAGTGCCAAACCCCCCTTAATTTGTCACAGCACTCACGCATAGGATGACGCCATGAAAATCCTTGATGTACTCACTGCACCCTGGGCGATACAGCCATCCAAGCTGATCGAGATACAGGGCATCTACGCCACACACCTGCGCGGCGAGAAGATCGACATCAAAGGCGTCGAGGCCGCGTTGGGCAAGCCGCTGAACAACCAGGCCAGCGGCTACAGCGTCACCGACGGCGTGGCTGTGTTGCCGATCAGCGGCGTGATTTCCAAGCGCATGAATTTGATGTCGCAGATATCCGGCGGCACCAGCTCCGAGCTGGTCGGCCGCGATTTCAGCGCCGCACTGAACGATCCCGCTGTGAACGCCATCATCCTGCAGATCGATTCGCCCGGCGGCACCGTCGATGGCACCGAGACACTGGCCAACCTGATCCGTGCCGGTAAAGACATCAAGCCGGTGGTCGCATTGGCCGACGGCACCATGGCCTCAGCCGCTTACTGGATAGGCAGCGCCGCCGACGCGATCTACATCAGCGATAACGTCACGCAGGTGGGCAGCATCGGCGTGGTCGCCACGCATACCGACATCTCCGCCGCCGAAGCAAAAGACGGCGTCAAAACCACCGAGATCACCGCCGGAAAATTCAAACGTGCCGCCAGCCAGTATGGCGCACTCACCGAGAGCGGCAAACAGACCATACAGGACCAGGTGGATTACATCTATTCGATATTCGTGCAGACCGTTGCGAACAATCGCGGCGTCAGCGTGGATGCCGTATTGCAGGACATGGCCGACGGAAGAATATTCATCGGACAACAAGCGATCGACGCAGGACTGGTGGACGGTGTTTCCACCCTGGACGCATTGATCGCAAAACTCAGTCAGCAGGGTGCTGATGGGAAAACAATCAACAACAATCTAGAAGTAGGGCGGGTTACACCCGCCATGGCGGGTGTAACCCGCCCTACCTCACCATCTATTTTAACAGGAGAAGAAAACATGGAAATTACTTTAGAAAAAGTGCTCGCCGATGCGCCCGAGATCGCCAGTACATTGCGCGCCGAAGGCATCACCAAGGGCGCGACCGCCGAGCGCGAGCGCATCCAGGCAGTGCTGGGGCAAAGCATGGCCGGACATGAGGCGCTGGTGCAATCGCTGGCATTTGACGGCAAAACCACCGGCCCCGAAGCTGCGGTCGCGGTGCTCAGTGCAGAAAAAACCCTGCGCAAAACATCGCTGGACACACGCCGCACCGATGCACCGGCACCCGTTGCCCACGCTGCCGCACCGACCGACAAAGTCGTCAGCGACGAAGACTTGTCCGACCTGCCGATCGACGAACAGGCCAAAGCGCAATGGGAAGGCGACAAGAGCTTGCGCGCCGAATTTGGCAATTTTGCGCAGTACCTGGCCTATGCCAAGGCACACGCAAACGGCCAGGTGAAGGTGCTCAAAAAGTAATCGACCCGAACCCAACACACTCAAAAATTAAGGAGCAAAAACATGACTACTTTAGCATCCAACAAACAGCGCGCTTATGAGCTTGGTGAGCGCAATAACCTGCCTGTCATCGCATCCGACATCATCTACGAAGGCGCAGCCGTCGGCATCGTTAGCGGCACCGGCCATGCCCGTCCTTTGGCTGCCGGTGATCGCTTCGGCGGATTCGCCGTGGCCAAGGCCGACAACTCGGCCGGCGCTGCCGCCGCTATCAATGTCGAAACCGTCAAGTCCGGCGAGATCCGCTTGAGCGTGACCGGCGCGGTGATCACCGACGTCGGCCAGCCTGTCTATGCCACCGATGACGACACTTTTGTGTTTAACCCGGTAGCTGCCGTGTTCATCGGCTTCGTAAAACGCTTTGTATCGTCCGGCATCGCCGTGATCGATTTCAATGCCGGCGTTTACCTCGATCCCTACGGCGCAAACAGTGTGCGTGAGCTGTTGTCCGGCGTAAAAACGTTTGACGCGCAGGACAGCGGCAAAGTTTTCTTTGTCGATGCGGATGGCGACGCAGATGCGTTGACCTTGCCGTCTATCGCAGACGGATTGGGTGGCATCAAGATCGTGGCGATCGGCGCATTCGGCACCACGCTGGTGAAGATCGATCCCGCTGCTGCTGACATGATCCTCGGGCCGGATATCTCCGGCGCGGATAACAAAGACCTGCTGCTAACCAAGGCCACACAACGTCGCGGTGACTACGTTGTGCTCGATCTGGGCGATGCAGACGGCTACGTGGTCACCGAAATGGTGGGCACCTGGGCGCGCGAGGCTTAACCCGCCGCCTACAGCTGACAAACCACTCATTAAATTCAGAAAGGAAACATCATGGATCAGTCACTACTTTCAAGCCGCGCGATCGCAGGTATGTATTTTACCAGCCTAGAAACCAATCCGGGCAGCGCGATGCTCGACGGCATCTCTAACCTGTTCACATCCGATCAGGCCAGCGAAACTTACAATTTTCTCGGCCAGACCCCCGCCATGCGCGAATGGGTCGGCGGTCGCCAAGCCAAGGGTTTCAGTGGGCAGGGCATCACCATCTTCAACACGCATTACGAGGCGACTCTGGAGATCGAGGTCAAAGATGCACGCCGCGACAAGACGCCGCAAATTGAAGCCCGCATCGCTGAGTTTTCCCAGCGCGCACAAACCCATTGGGCCAGCCTGCTGTCCACCTTGCTGATCAACGCACCGTCCACAGTTTGCTACGACGGCCAGTTTTTCTTTGACACTGATCACAGTGAAGGCAGCAGCGGCATCCAGGACAACGACATCACCGTGGATATCTCCGCGTTACCTGCCGCTGTGCATGGTGTGGTGACCGCGCCCAGCGTCGAGGAAATGCAGCAGTCCATCCTCAAGGGTATCGCGCAGATCCTGAGCTTCAAAGATGATCAGGGCGAGCCGATGAACGAAAACGCCAGCCGCTTCCTGGTGGTGGTGCCGGTCGCGCTTTACCTGACCGCTGTGGCTGCCGTGAGCACGCTGATGACAGCCGCACTGCAACAAAATCTCAACCCGAATCTGATCGCCGGACTGACTGTGGATGTGCAGATGAATCCACGTTTGACCTGGACCGATTCTTTCGCGGTGTTCCGTACCGACAGCCCGATCAAGGCTTTCATCCGCCAAAGCGAGACGGAAGTGGAACTGACAGTGCTCGGCGAAGGTTCCGACCATGCCTTCAAACACAAGAGTTGGCAATACGGCCTTGATGCCTGGCGCGGTGTGGGTTACGGCTACTGGCAGCGCGCCTGCTACGTAACGATGACGTAAAGGCAGGATGCGGGATATGGGATGCGGGATACAAAACCGGTGCTCCGTATTTCGCATCCTTGCATCCTGCATCCTGCATCCTGTTTTTTCGGAGAAAAAATAAAATGAAATACACCATCACAGCAAGAGCAGCGCGTCTGGCCAGCGGCGTGCTGGCATTGACCGCCGCACAGGCAAAACCACGGCTGCACAATCTGGCCGCATTGGGCGGTGGTCGCTACGAGATCGTCAAGCCGGTCGAATTCAAGAACGGTGAAGAGATCGGCTACGAAGGCGACCTTCCCAAGGCACTGGCCACATTCATGGAAGATGAAGACAGCAAACGGGACCGCATCGCCGCCGAAGAAAAAGCCGCGACTGCCGCAACAGAAAAAGTAAGCACCCGGAAAAAAACCAAGGCAGAACAAAAGGCCGAAGCCGATCAAGCCGCCGCCGATGCAGATGCAGGTGCAGGTGCCGACGCGGACAACCAGGCGGGCTGATGAATGTCATTCGTCGAAGACCTTGCCGTTTTTTTTAATGCCGACACGCCGGGCTATGTGTCCGCGACCATCGGCGCGGCATCGGTAGTCGGCCTGTTTGATAACGGCTTCGGCGCGACGTTCAACATCGACGGCACCAAGCCAAGTTTCCGCTGCATCGCTGCCGATGTCACCACCGTGGTGCGCGGTACCGCCATCACCATCCTGAGCGTCGCCTATACCGTCGCGAATTTTGGCGATGCGCCGGTCGGCGAAAAATTACTGCTGCTGGAGAAAGTCTGATGGCTATGCTGCGCATCCCTCTCCCTAACCCTCTCCCGCAAGCGGGCGAGGGGACGAACGTGAAGGGCGTTTTATGACTCTGCATATCCGCCAACAGATCCGCGAAGCGTTCGCCACTGCCGTTACCGGCTTGACCACCAGCGGCGCGCGCGTTTTTCAGAGCCGCGTCTACAACCTGGCCGACACCGATCTGCCCGGCCTGCGCATCTACACCGAGCAGGAAGAAATAAACGACAGCGACGGCACCACCTATCAGAGCAACCCGGACCTGCAGCACCGCACCATCACGCTGCGCTGCGAGGCGGTCGCCAAGGTCACCGCCAATCTGGACGACAAGCTGGATCTGATGTGCAACGAGGTCGAAAAAGCCATCGCCGCCACCCCGACACTGGGCGGGCTGGCCAAGGTGAAATGCTGGCTGATCTCCACCAACATCGATCTGGATGGCAGCGGCGAACAGCCGGTCGGCAAAGCGGTGATGACCTGGAAAATCGTCGCGCTGACCATGAGCAATGCGCCGGACGTGGCCGTATAAAAATGTTTTTCTCGTCCGCCTCCTCGCCCGCTTGCGGGAGAGGATTAAGGAGAGGGTAATTTGGAGTGCAGCGACACGTCGCTGCCAATTAAAAAAGGAATTTTTGGAGTGCGCAGACATGTCTGCGCGTAATTAAACAACGCAGCGACATGTCGCTGCACTCCAAAAAAAAGGAGAAACGAAATGGCAAAAGAAAATCCATCACCAGCCCCATCCCCTGCACCCGTGCCGGAACCCGTGCCGACCGAGAGCTTCAATCCGCGTCAACCATCACCAGAAAAAAAAGAGGAGTAAATCATGCCAACAATATTCGACCGCCTGTTATTGGCGAAAATAGAATCGACCAAAGGCACCGACAGTGTCCCTGTGGTCGGCACCAACGCCGTGCGGGTAAAGAGTGGCAAGATCAGCATCACTCAGGATGCGCTTGCGCGCGAAACCGTGAAGCAGACCATGGGGCCGCTGGCGCACCTGGTCGGCAAGCAGGTGTTCCAGCTCGAACTGGAAGTCGAGCTCAAATCCTCAGGCACAGCGGGAACCGCACCTGAGATGGGTGTACTGCTGCGCGGCTGCGGCCTGAATGAAACCATCGTTGGCGCCACCTCGGTCGCCTACGACCCGCTCACCAGCTCGCACAAATCGCTATCGATGTATTGGTTCGAAGATGGGCTGAAATACATCCTGCTCGGCGCGGTCGGCAAGTGCAGTTTTGATGCGCAGATCGGCGCAGTGCCGACCCTGAAATTCACCTTCATGGCCGCATACGTTGCCCCCGCCGCCGTGACCTGCCCGACCGGCGCAGTGTATCAATCTGCCGCCCCGATGGTGATGAACAGCACCGACGTGATCAACGATGGTGCGGCGATAAAAGTTGGCGCATTCAGCCTCGAAGACGGCAACGATGTGCAGCACCATTACACCACTGGCAACAGCGAATTCGTCATCGCAAATCGCGCGCCTAAACTGAAATTGACTAAAGATTCTGTGAGCACCGCCGCAGAGTGGACGGCGCTGAACGCGGGCACCAATGCCGCGCTCTCCGCCACCTTCGGCACCGCCGCTGCCACCCGGCTGGTGCTCACCGCACCGGTAGCGCGCCGCGAGACAGTCACCAATGCGGCCCGGGCTGACCGGCCCACGCTGGAAGTGGCATACGGTTTATATGAATCGGCTGGCGATGACGCATTTAAATGGTTTTTTGGCTGATCATGAAATTTTTAAACGACCAACGCATCACCCGAGAAGACGGCAACGTCACGCTGACCATCAAGCCGGTCACCACCTCGCAGCAGGCGCGCTTGCTCGAATTGGGATCACTGGCCGGTACCGGCGCACGCATCGAATTAACGCGCTATTGC